TGTTTGCCGATGATAGTACACTAATAGTAGATGGTGTAAGTGGCACTATTCCAGGAAATGTCATTCGTGGACGAGTTACTGCTGATGTAACTGGAGATTTAATTGGTAGTGTATATGCTGATGATAGTACATTATTAATTGACGGAGTTGCAGGTAGAATTGTAGGTCAAGTTAACGGTGATGTAATTGGTAACGTAACAGGTAATGTAACTGGTAATGTTACAGGCGACTTAACAGGTAGTGTAGTTGGTGATGACAGTACAGTACTTATCGACGGTGTTGCTAGTAGGATTGTAGGTCCTATTGTAAACAGTTCAATAGAAACTGCGTCAATCCAAGCACAAGATGTCACAATTTCAAATCTATTTACATTGGAAGTAAGAAATACTGCACCAACAAGTCCACAAGAAGGTATGGTTGCTGTTGCAGACGGCATTGGTTGGAACCCATTAGGTAATTATGTCAAGTCTATGGTAGTCTATCTAGATAGTACTTGGAGACAGATTGCAACGGCATAAGGATGAGAGATGAGTTATAAACTTAATAAAACAAACGGCGACCTTTTAGTTGAACTAGTTGACGGTAGAATAGATACTACAACTACTAACCTAACATTAGTTGGCAAAAACTTTAGCGGGTTTGGTGAATACTTTAATGAAAATTTTATCAAACTTTTAGAAAACTTTGCAGGATCGTCAGCACCTGGTGCTCCATTAGTTGGACAAACTTGGTATGATTCTGCTGCTCAAAGATTAAAAATATATAACGGTGAAACTTTTGCAAATACAGGTGCTGCTATTGTAGCAGATCAACAACCTGCAATGATTGCAGGAGATATGTGGCTTAACAGTGAAACAGAACAAGTATATGTTCAAACAGCCACAGGCACAAAAATTATTGGTCCTATGTATACAAAGGATCAAGGTAAAACAACATTTGAAACAATTTCTGTTGTTGATGAAGACGGTAATTCTAAAACTTTAATTAAACTAGTAATGGGCAATGTATTAAAGGGTGTATTTGCAGATAGCGAATTTACAGTTCCCGGAAATTCTACAGTTGCTGGTTTTCCAACAGATCCAACAGATTTGTCTGATGCTCCTGGACAAATATTTAAACAAGGTTTTAATACAGTAGACGAAGAGTTTTGGTGGCACGGAAATGCAGCATCTGCATCTGCAATTATAGATGAAACTGGTACGGCATTTTCATTAGACAAATTTATGCGTACTGATATTGATACTTCAGCCGCAGGAAAGATTGATGTTAGAAGTAGTGAAGGTGTTACGTTTGGAATTGGTAGCAACAAATACGGTGCAGTAAAAGTTAATACAAGTACTCATGCATTTGAAATCGAATCACTTGAAAATAATGGCACACTAAATGTTCTATACAAAAACGGAACAACGAAATCTGCTATTTACTTAGATGGTTCTAATGAACGCATTGGTATATTTAATAGTTCACCTGCGGTAGAGTTAGATGTTGACGGTAGCGGGAAGTTTACTGGAGATGTAACAGTCAATGGTAGTTTAACAGTTTTAGGTGAAGCATCATATTTTAATGTTAATAAATTAACCGTTGAAGATAAAAATATTGAACTAGGCTTGTTAAATGACAGCACTGAAGGAAACGATATTACTGTTGATGGTGCAGGTATTATTGTAAGATCAGTTGATGGTAGTAAAGATTGGATTTGGTCTAATATTACAAAGAGTTGGACATCAAATCAAAATATTGATTTACTTGCAACTCCTACAGTTACTAGTCCTGCAATTAAAATTAATTCAATTCCTGTACTAGGAGAAACATACTTAGGGTCTACAATTACTGATGCACTTGGTTTAGCACGTATTGGTACACTTGAGAACTTAAACGTAGATGAAATAAGTATTGACGGTACAGCAATAAGTTCAACAAATACATTGACATTTAATTCAACTGGCAGTATAATTGTTAATAATAATACAATTACTGGATTAGCAGAACCTGTTTCACTTACAGATGCGGCTACAAAGAATTATGTTGATACAGAAATTGCATCAGAAACTATCGGATTTAGTTTAGATATTAGTGGTCTTAGCGACCCGTTTATTCCCGGTGTAGGGAACGGACCAATAAATGACGTGAGAGCTATTTTAGAAAGTTTGTATCCAGCAGCAACAAAAACAGGAGCAATAGCAAGAATTCATTGTACTAGTTATACAGCAACGTCAGTTACAGTTCCTCAGGCAAGTTTAATAGCAGGCACAGTAAAAACATATGAAGATGTTGATCAGGACAATGTGTCTAGAGCAGTATCGGTACTAGAAGATTTAACATATGATCCAGCAGGAGTAACAGGCACTGCTACATTATCACCAGATAGATATACTATGGAGTTTACTAGTAACGGAACAGTTTGGACGCACAATCCACCAACATCAGTTTATCCATAAATACGATAAATACTTGTAACTTATAGTAAAGTGAATTAGGGGTCTAAATAATGGCGTATACTATCGACAGATATAATAACACCCAACTTACATTAGTTGAGGACGGAACTGTAGATCAAACATCTGATCTAAAGTTTGTAGGTCGTAACTATGCAGGTTATGGTGAAATTCAAAACGAAAACTTCTTGTTCCTGTTAGAGAATTTCTCAGGAACTGTTCCACCACCAAGAGCATTATCAGGTCAAATATGGTTTGATAGTTCTGTTAGAAAATTAAAATTCTATGACGGCACAAAATTCCGTACAACAGGTGGCGCAGAAGTAAGTCCTACACAGCCAACTGGGTTAACAGAAGGTGATTTTTGGTGGGACTCTGCAAACGATCAGTTATACGCATTTAATGGCACTAGTTTTATCCTTGTTGGACCCCAGGATGCTGGTGATGCACTAACCCAGTGGAGAAGTCAAACAGTTAGGGACAACACTGGTGCAAGTAGACCAATTATTGCCGGTGTTGTAAACGATGAAGTAGGCGTTGTTTTAAGTAACTTAGAGTTTACAGTTGATAATACAGATGTATCAAATGCTATTCCAGGTTTTGATAGAATTAAAAAGGGTTTAACATTAAAAGATACACTTAATGCAACAGGCGGCGTAACAAGTTCAGATTATTATTGGTGGGGTACAGCAAGTAACTCGTTAAAATTAGGCGGTTACGATGCAAATAATTATGTATTAAAGGACCCTGCTATATTCACAGGACTCGTGAGATTCCCAGATGCAGGTATTGCAGTTGGTAACTCAGACGATTTTAGAATTAAAATTGAAAATGATAACCAAGCAGTTATTGCAAACGAAATTGGACAACTTATACAAATTCGTGTTAAGAATTCTTTAGGTACAATTAAAAATCCTTTAAGAATTACAGCAAACGCAGTAGTTCCAGGTCTAGCAGACGACCTAGTATCTACAGAAACTGTAACACTTGGTACTACAGAACATAAATTTAACAACGTTTACTCTACAACATTTACTGGTGTAGCAACTGACGCATCTGCTTTATATAAAGGCGGAACTTCTTATACAGCGGCAGAAGGTGCTCAGTCTACAACTGCTGCAATTAGAACTAAAGCAAGTGAAGTTGTTAATGGACAAACAATTCCAGCAGGTTCGCTAAAAGCTCAATACTTTGTAGGTATTGCAACTCAAGCACAATTTGCTGACTTAGCAGAAAAATATACAACGGATCAAGAGTATCCTGTTGGTACAATTATGGCAGTGTGCGCTCATGCTGATCACGAAACAGAAGCAGCATCAGATGAAGATATGCCAATAGGTGTAATATCAGCAGAACCTGCTTACTTGATGAATGTGGCATGTGACGGTCAAGCAATTGGCCTAAAAGGTCGTGTTCCAGTAAGGATAGATGGTCCAATAAACAAAGGCGATTTAGTATACGTTTGGAAAAACGGAGTAGGATCAACTAATAAAACTACCGGACTCGTAGGTGTTGCACTTGAAACAAATATTAACGAAGGTGAAAAATTAGTTGAATGCGTACTCAAAGTATAAATATTTTCACAAGTAATAGACTAGGAATCGCCAATGGTTAATCCTCAAGATATCATCACGGCTGCTGCATATAATGCTCTCCAAACTAGAGTTAGAACGGTATTGGGCACTGCTACAGGTGATAGTGGATACGGTCAGGATGTATTAAGTAGACCAGTAAATCCAACTGATGTTGTAACTGCTGAAAATATGAGAGTTTTAAATGCTGATTTAAACACAATCAGTACGCACCAGTTTGGTTACGGAGCAGGACTTAATACAGTTAATCCGCAAGACAAAATTGGTTCAAACGGTAGTGGCGGCGACACAACTAAAGGCTTTAACGATTACGAAAATAAAATTGCTTCCTTAGAAACAACAAGATTTAATTTAGCAGCGACAGAATCAATTATTAACCAAGGAACTGAAGATACTAGAATTACTCCTTGGTCTACTCAAGTAGTACACGAATTTTACATTGAATTTCCAGGATACACTACAGCGGGCGGCAAGTTTGTTGGACCACAAAACCATAGGCGTGTATTTTTTAATGCAGGCGGCAAAATAAGAGGCGAAGGCAACATAAGTTCAGGAACCTCAGCAGCAGATGCGTTAATGGCATCGTTTTTAAGTTCTTCAGGATTTTGGGAGTTTGCTGCTCATACTACTTTTGCATATAAAGGAACACCACAAAACATTGGGTTTCATGAATTAACTAATGAATACCAAGAAATTTATCGAAATGTCAGTGCAGGATACACATATGCTGATAACTCATATCTAGTCCAAGCAAGATTAGACGGTAACGATAAAGTATACTTCAAAATTACCATTTATGAAGGATCCACAATACCTAGTTCAATAACAGGTACAACAACGAGCTTCATTACTTACGTAAGACCATCTGGGTTAAGCGGCGTCAATGTACCATTTGTAGGAGATACAGATTCTGGAACTTCATATTTCACTACAGTTCAGACACTTTAATCTAAGACTCTTCTTAGAATAAATATAAGCATACTTAGAAGAGGATAGATGTTGTAGTATGGCCAAACCAACCGTAAACGTAGTTTTTTACAATAATATTGTTTCACGTGTTAACGATATACTTGGCATGGGTACGGGATCTGCTGGTTTAGGACAACGAACTCTTTCAACAAGAAAGTTATTAGTAGATGAACCTATTATTTTGGCAGAAGACTGGAATAAACTTCGACGAGATCTTAATACTGTTTATCAACTTCAAAACGGCAGAGATGAAAACGACAACTATTTAAAAACACGTCTTAATAAAATATTTCCAGGAAACGTTATAGGTAATCAAGAATCTAATATAGGTTCAGGAACAACAATATCTCGAGATGAAAGAGATATATTTACTATTGTTAACCCTGATGAAAATAAAGGTCAGGTTGATTACAGAGATGTAACAGGTGAAATTGAAGATTCTCGTTTTTATAGAGATTCTGAAGATGATAAAGTTAAGCCAACTATTGCACCAACAAATTTAATTATTGAAACAATAGTTGATCCAGCAGTAGATAGCAATGCGCGATTTAGCGATAGATTTCAAAATCTTACTGGCACTATAAGATTTGCATTTTCAGGTGGCTATGTAGTTGATGATATTGATGGAAATGAGGTTGTAGTACCCGGAGGTTCACATGCTAGACATTTTTTTAATGCTGGCGGAACAATTGATATTTTTACAGAAATGTCAGGCGCCTCAAGCACAAAGGATTTACAAATACAACAGTTTTTAGATGAAGCAGGAACTATATCGTTAGGTGCTTTTACTACAACACATACTGGAGGATGGGAATTAGATCCAGACACTGGTGAACCTAGAGACGAGATATATCAAACAACAGTAGCAGAAAATATTGGTTTTTATAATTTAACAACCCAGTGGAAGCGTATATATTCTCACGTTCAAGGACCAACCATATACGAAGTTATTGATGGTTATGAGTTTGTTATAGATGCTAGAAGATTTCCAGCCAACGGACAAATTGATATACGTTGTACTTGGAGAGATCCTAGAACAGAAGATGCAACCCCAATTGATGGAGATATTTCTATAACAGCACAAGTACATAGACCCTATGCAGATCCTTCATCGTCTACAGAAGAAGAAGATGTAGAAATTAGTCCAGTTGTTGTTCCTTCACCAAACTATGTATTCTTAACTCCGTTAAGAAAAGGCAATCCACCAGATCCTACTGATGAAATTTAATCTCAGTATTACTCTTGACTTCTACTAAGTTTTAATATATAATATACTAAATTGTGGAGTTTAGTATGGATGAACGTTTAGAAAAAGCACTTGAATTTTCCAATTATATGTCAACACTTAACAACCAAAAAAGGTTGTTGCATGAGTCGTATATAGATAGTTCTGTTCATTATTTAAATGGCGGAAAATTTAATGTAACAAAGGAGTTAATTAACTTCTGTAACACATTGTTAGCAAACAATCAAACTACTGCGGTATTAATTGACGATAACAATATACCTATTGAAGTTGAAGACTTGCAAACATTCTTTGAAGAATTAATAAACATATACTTTGTAGCAACAAATGAATATTTGACAAAATACACAAGTATTAAAAAACAAAGGTCTGTTGCTGGGTTATTAGATATATGACAAAGGGAGTACTTCTTTTTGCAGTTAATAACGATAAAATAGACTATGTAAAACAGGCAATATTTTGTGCTAAAAAGGTTAAAGAGCATCTAGGATTACCAGTAGCATTAGTTACACCAAATAAACCCTATTTGCAATCTGCATTTCCTTTTTACAAAGATTACATAGACGAGATTATTGTTATACCTGATACGCATAGTAAACAAGTGCGTACATTCTATGATGGCGCCTATACGACTAAAAAACTAACTTGGAACAACCTCGCTAGGCCAGATGCATATGCACTAACACCGTTCCAGCAAACGTTGGTAATAGATACTGATCTTATTATATGTAATAATCAGTTAAATGCAGTATTTGATACTAAAGATGATTTTCTTATTTACAAAAATTTTACAGAAATTGCAGAAGGTAGATCTTTACAACCATTTAATCGTGTAAGTGATAGATCTATTGATTTAGTTTGGGCTACAGGATTTTATTTTGTTAAAAGTCCTAAGATGGACTTATATTTTGAATTAGTAAAGCACATACAAGAAAACTGGGAATACTATCGATTAACTTATCAAATAGCACAACCTGTTTATCGTAATGATTATGCATTCAGCATAGCAATTCATATAATGAACGGATTTAAGAAAGAACAATGGCCTAATTCGTTACCAGGAAAAGTGTACTTTGTATCTGATAGAGATATATTGTCCAGTATAGACAACAATACATTGGTAGTAGTTGCTGATAAAGTAAAAGATGTAGAATCATTTGCAGTTAGACTTAGCGATAAAAATGTTCATGTTATGAATAAGTTTAGTTTAATTAGAGCAATAGACAGAGAGTTTGAAAATGAATAGAGGTTATTGTATTGTTGCACAGAGTAATGTTGATACAGATTATATAAGATGTGCATACGCTCTAGCATTAAGCCTAATTAAACATAATCCTACAGCAAAGGTATCGTTAATTACTGATGATGAAGTGGAAAAGTCTTATCAACATGTATTTGATCAGATAATTCCCATACCTTGGGGAGATATGGCGTGTAGTTCATCTTGGAAAATTGAAAATAGATGGAAAGTTTATCACGTATCGCCGTATGAGTCAACAATAGTGTTTGATGCTGATATGTTGATAATGACTAATATACAACATTGGTGGTGGGAATTAGAAAAACAAGATCTGTTTTTTGTTAGTAATGTAAAGAATTATCGCGGCGATTTAATTACTAGTAGATTTTATAGAAAAACATTTGATGCAAATAACCTTCCTAACCTATATAGCGGTATTTACTTCTTTAAAAAATCTAATAAATGTAAAGAATTCTTTTATCTAGTAGAACAAATTACTAAAAACTGGGAAGTGTTTTATGAAAAGTATGCACCTAAGTCACAACAAAATTGGTCTAGTTATGATGTTTCGTGTGCAATAGCATCAAAGATATTAGGAAACGAAAAAGAAATAACAAATCCTAACTCAATAGTGTCATTTGTTCATATGAAGCGTCATATACAAGGCTGGCACACTATTCCTTCTAGTTGGTTGTCTATTTTAGGAAAGTATATAACAAATGATCGTCGTTTATTTTTAGGAAATTATGCACAGGACTTACCAGTACACTATGTTGAAAAAAACTTTTTGACCGACGAACTTCTAACTAGACTGGAGGATGTATGACATATTACGCTTATTATAATCCAGAAAATATGAAAATTACTGGTTTATCAAACAGTCTTGATACTGCTAGACATCATATAGAGATAGATGAAGAAACGTATGTTGAATTTGTCACAGGCAAGAAGAATATGCGTAGTTATCGTGTTATATCAACACCTACAAATAAACGCATTATACCTAAAAAGACAGATGATGACAATTTTGATATAGGAAAAAGTGTACACGAGTTTAAAAAAATAAAAGAATACAATGGATTTGCCTTTAAAGAAAATACACTATATGTTATTCAAGATAAAATTAGTAAGTGCTGGAAAGGTAAATTAATACCTAATGGTATAGAAGTTAATTTAAGTCATTTGTTTATAGATTCAAAGAATTTATACATAACTGAAGTTAATAATCCAAACATATTGTTGCAAACAATTAACACAGACATGGGTAAGTTCTTATCAGGCGAAGAATTTGTTATGTTTGATAAAGGAATTGATAGAGATGTGAGTCTTTATGCTCAGATACAGCATGAAGAATTTGTTCATCTAGTGAGAGACCATGAAGATTGATTTAGAAGATGTTAAATTTTGGATGGACGCAATTCGTAATAGCGAAGACCGCGACCGCACACTTGAAAGTTTCTGGGGAGGCCAGTTAAGATCTAAGGCATGGTTAGTTGAAACATTGCAAAAGCACAATCATGTTTCTAATGTTAATTGCATTATATTTGGAGGCTGGAACGGTGTATTAGCAAATATGCTGTTCAACAGTACAATAGGTTTTAGACATATAACAAGTGTCGATATTGATCCTACGTGTGCAGAAATAGCAACCACAATAAACAAACGGTTTGAGATAGAAGGAAAATTTACAGCAGTTACAGCAGACATGTGTGAGTATGAATATACTGATCACCATTACATAGTCATTAACACAAGTTGCGAACACATTACACAACGTCAGTATGATAAGTGGTTAGAAAATGTTCCTAAAGATACAAATATTGTGTTACAAAGTAACAACTATTTTGATTTAGATGAACATATTAGATGTGCTAAAGATATAGATGACTTTATAAGTCAGTCAAACATTAAACCTTATTATAAGGGAACCTTTGATACTCCTTTATATAATCGTTTTATGCTACTAGGAGTTAAAGAATGACCACATTAAAGATAGCAGATTATGATATCATTTTCTTGTCTTATGATGAACCAAATGCAGAAAAAAATTATGCCGATTTGTGCAGCAAAGTGCCTTGGGCAAAACGTGTACATGGCGTTGAAGGCAGTGATGCCGCACATAAAGCCTGTGCTGATTTATCAGAAACAGAATACTTTGTAACTGTTGATGCAGATAACATTGTTGATCCTACGTTTCTTAATGTTGAAATAGATTTAAACGAGTTAGGCCTGGATAATAGTTACGTTTTTTCGTGGTGCGGCAAAGTACACGTTAATGGACTAATGTATGGCAACGGCGGTTTAAAACTATGGACAAGAAAATTTGTACATAATATGCGCACACATGAAAATAGTGTAGACGGCGATTCTAAAGGAAAAGTAGAATTTTGTTTTGATGACAAATATTATCAATTTAACGACAACTATTCTACGAGCTATACTAATGCAACAGCAATGCAGGCATGGAGAGCAGGATTCCGTGAAGGAGTTAAAATGGCCCTTGATCAAGGTAACAAAGTAGATGATATATCTAACACATGGTGGCAAAATCTTGATAGATTAAAGATATGGTGTAGTGTAGGTGCCGATGTAGAAAACGGATTGTGGAGTGTATACGGCGCCAGAGAAGGCTTAGTTAAAACAATGTTAACTGATTGGGACTATTCTAATGTAAGAAGTTTTCAATGGCTTAATGAACACTGGGACAATAAGAGCATATCAGAAGATGAATTATTAGAAAGCACTATTGGTTACGGAAAAAGAATTAAAGATGCATTAGATATTGAAGTTGCAGACTTAGATGCTGCTGGCAGTAGGTTTTTTAAATCAGTATATCAAAATACTCCAAGAGTAATGCGAAGTAAAAAATAATGATAGATCAATTTAGCACAAATCAGAGAGGGTTTATACTTCAAAACTCTGACAATAGAGAAAAGATGAGAACACTTTTAAATAAAAAGGGGTGCGGATTCTGTTTGGCTAAATGGACACAAGTTACAATGCATCTAGGCACAGGATTAACACATAGTTGCCATCATCCTACACCGCACAAAATTCCGTTAGAAGAATTAAAAAATAATCCAGGTGCATTACATAATACCTTACATAAGAAAAATGCACGTAAACAGATGCTTAACAATGAACGTCCATCAGAATGTGATTATTGCTGGCGTATTGAAGATAATACTGTTGAATACAGTGATAGAATAATTAAAAGTCTTGACCCTTACAGTATCACTGAATACGAAAGTATTATAAACTATACAGGTGACGAAGACGTTTATCCTAAATACTTAGAAATTAGTTTTAGCAATGTATGTAACTTTAAGTGTTCATATTGTAACGGAAATTTTAGTAGTAAATGGGCAGAAGAAATAAAACAACATGGTCCTTATATACTACATGACAAGTATTATAACGGTGTTGACGAAATACAAATAAAAAACAACGAAGATAATCCCTATACAGATGCGTTTTGGGAATGGTTCCCAGATGCTTTGCCTCATTTACATACTTTACGGATTACCGGCGGAGAACCGTTATTAAGCAAACATACTATGAAGTTAGTTGATTACTTAATTGCTCATCCTAATCCTAATTTAGAATTTGCAATTAATACTAACGGTAATGTTCCAGATGAGATATGGAAAGAGTTTGTTATTAAGATACAAACATTAGTTGACAATAAAGTATGCCGGTTTACTTTGTTTACAAGTGCAGAAAGTTCTGGTAAACAAGCAGAATACAGTAGATATGGTATGGATTGGAATAAGTTTAAAAGTAATATAGAATATTTTTTAGACAATACTGACGATACTCGTGTTGTTTTTATGGCAGCATTTAATATCTTAAGTTTAACTTCGTTTAAAGACTTTCTACAATACGTTTTATTCTTAAAAAGAAGATACAATAAAGATGTCTTTTTAAACTGGCTACATAGTAATGGACTTAAAATAGGTAGTGCATTAAATAATCCGTTAGGAAATTATAAAACACAAAATATTGCTAGAGGAATAAAAACAGTTGATAGAGAAAAACGACAACACCGTGTTGGCATAGATATACCTTATGTAAGACAACCAGAATTTTTAGATGCAAATATTTTATCAGAAGAATTACTGCAAGAATATTTTTTGCCAGCCGTAGAGTTTATGTTTAAACATACAACAAACGAATTTCACGGGTCGTTAGCATTTGAAGCCTGGGAAGCATCTAAATTAAAAAGAATTTTTACTGATTGTGTAAGTGCAGTTTCAAAGAAACACAATGCTAAATCAGTTAGAGATCGTCGTATACAATTCTTACAATTTGTACAAGAATATGATCGTAGACGTAATACTAATTTTATTGAAGCATTTCCTGAAATGAAAAATTTTTTAGATATTTGTAAAATGGAAAAGGATTCTTTATAGTGATTAATTTATATTATGATCGTGTAGAACGTAAAGCAGGTGCAACGCTGCCAGTTCCTAACGGTATTAGAGAATATAGATTAGATCCTAAAGTATGGTCTTTACCTTTTGCATCAGTTAGAACAATGTTAGGTGTTAAACCTATTAGTAGTTTTTACTATACACTTAAAAGAACGGAATGTGAAGTATTTGTATATACAGGAAAAACTTTAACTAAAAATCTATTCTATCCTTTAGAAATGGGTAACGGTATAAACATAAACATCCCTCCTACTACATTAGATTTTCTTAAAGAAGGAAAATTAAAATTATTAATTCTAGCACAAGATTTTCACGGAGCACTAGAGTTAGAACGTGTTAAGTTTAAAATTGATTGTATTGTTTCTGAAGGAATAAATCCTA